AATACAGGCCAGACACATAAACAAGAATAAACCGATTTCACCTGATGTCATTTTTTGCTCCCGTGGGAGCCTTGTCGAATGCTCCCAGATACAGAGTGACATCTATGTCCGACATTTACAAGATTGACATCGGCGTGTCTATTTCTTGATAGCAATCTCCAGCAATAGTTGATCTAAACGCGCCTCAATTCGAGACACCTGATCCTTGAGACTGTTGCCACCATTCGGTTGCAGCTCCCGCATGATTGACTTCACCATGAATCGCATTGACGAATAGATGGCAGTAAGCAGAGCAAGAACAAGTCCACCTACCGCCGTCCATTCGCCTACACTCACTTCTTGTTACCGAATGCGACGTCTTTTGGATTAGCCCATCGAGCTAGAGCTGGAATAACACCAGCAACAAGCCCCATCGCTAAATCTTTAGGATTTGTATTGCCCGTAAGATAAACGGCCAACATTCCGGCCACTGAACTTCTAGCCCATGATGCCGCTAACGCTTTTAGATCCTTCATTTCGTTTTCTCCTTTTTCGGCTTTGCCTGTGGAAGTGGCTCGACCACTGGATATTCTCCAGCATAAGCAACAAGCTTTGGCCTAGCGAAACCAACAATCTCCTTGCCGATATAGCGACGCTTGACCATCACCATTCCGCCGTTGCGTTGATCTCCATCGCCGGAGGTGTTGCCTTCGATGCATAACACGCTGGTCTTGCCTACCTTGACAACAATGCCAATGTGGCTGATGCGATCAATGCCATCGTGTGGAAAGTCCATAAAACATAAATCTCCAAGCTGCGGCTTATCATCAATCCAGCGTCCAAGCTCTTTCATCTTATGAGCACCGGCAGCAGTTGAAACCATTGACGGAATCTTTACGGAGGCCGTGTTAAAGACCCAGTTGCAGAAGGATCCACACCAGGGCAATCCATCGGCCTTTGTAAACTTGCCGTACTTCGTCAGATTCTCGCCGGTCTCAATCGTGCCGACTTCAGCTAGTGCGACTTCAATGATCCGTGCAGCAGTGCCGTCTGGATAACTCATTGAAGCAGTAATTTCGCTTCTTCAGCAGTAATTCCGAGTTTGGCTAGAAGAGCTTCTTTATCCGCGTCGGCTTTCACTTGAGCTTCGTCAGCAGCAATTTGCAGTAGACGCATGTCAGCCCAATCACTAGCAGCTTTTTCATATTCTTCTGGAGTCAATTCAATATCTTCGCCGTTAATGTTGGCGACCATCTTAGGATTCTCTGCTTTGATTTGTTCAATCAGGTCTTTTTTTGTTGTCATAATTATGCCGCCTTATACGTAATAGAAATAATCATCATGTCGCTAGTTGCCCATGTGAAGGGAATTGTGACTGCAACGCCTGAATTGCTTGCGCCATTATTTAGAATTATTCGCATCGTCGTAGTGCCTGTCACATAAGCCCCAAGTGAGTAAAAAGTATCTGCGTTGAAATCTGTCGCCACTCCAACACCGCCGCCTTGATAGATAGTAAAAAGGAAAGCCCCACCAAGTGTTAAATCTGCTGCCACTGGTAAAGATAAGAAGAGATTACCTGCTGCTGATGTTGTGCTGCCCCATTTAATTGATGCAGCGACATTTACTGTCTTTCCATCATTATTGTAAAAAGCCACCATTGTGCCGTTACCTAATGTCCAACCTGTGACTGTTGGAGTGTATGCAGTCCATGAGCCACCACTGGCAACAGTAGCCCAGCTTGGCACGCCAGAAGCTACTGTGAGAATCTGACCATTGCTTCCAATTCCTAAACGTGTATTAGTGTTAGCAGTTGCCGAAGAGTAAGCAAGATCGCCAGCCGTTGTTCCAGGTTGTAATGCTTTTAGTCTTGTATCAACGCCTTGCAGTGCAACGTCAAAGTCGGCTGGTAGATCCGTCACTAGATCGGTTGCAGTCGGCAGAACGAAGCCATAGTTTGTTGTTGGATTAGCCATTCTTTATTCCTTTCATCATGAGACTATTGTGGCATATTGCCACTCTAAAGTCGGCGACACGGAGTTCCATTGTTCGTTTACTGGCACGTCGTTCCAGCGCATAGCTTGTAGTGAATAAGCCAATGGAGACATCAGCAAAGTGACATCAAGCTGATTGTAGGAAGCGCGGAAAGTCCAGCCTTCAACAAAGCCCTGGAAAGTGCCGGACGACATATTTGGCGGAAGGTTATTCAGTGCGATTGGCTGACCCATAAAGACGTCAATAAGAGCATCACGATCGCCATTGTCTAGCTCTGGATTGGTCAAGGCGTAGGTGATTGAATCAAAGATTGGCTGAGGATAGGCTCGCAGTGAAAGATAGAACGCGGCCTGATCTTCTGCGTCGGCTTGATGCTTGATAGTCGTCGTAATAATTTGAGCAAGGTCGCCATAGATTGCTATTGATGCGGCATCGGTATCGCTAACTTCGCTAGATGAGTTTGTGTTATATTTGATGGTTATGTCATTTCTGACATCGCCTGCCCTTGTCTTAATGGTGATGCCTTGACCTAGAGCGTGATTGGCAGTGAGATCCGTGTATCCGTTGGCGGCAAGGTAATTCGTCCGGTGTGTCGAATCTGCATAGGAAATGAGGCCAGACGCCGATTCATATAAATAACCTAATCCGCTAGTGGCAAGCGCAGCAACTAAATCATAAATAATGACGCGATTTGATGAGCGTTGTGCCAGTTCGTAATTGCCCGGAGTGTCAATTTCACCAAGTCCATTATTTTCAGCATCTTGCCATTGAACAGTCGGATCATAAGTCGCCCATGTCAGAGCTGCTGGAACCTGTTGCCACTGAGCAAATAATACTTCGCGCAAGATTGTTTCAATCTGGTCGCCGTCAAAGTCCTGAGTCAAGACGCCATCTGTGAGAGCCTTCTGAAGCCTTGCAAGGGCTCCTAGAGCCGTGATGGTGACTTCTTGAGTATATGCGCTAGAGCCGACTTGCGACACGCTCACGGCAATATCCACCACTGATCCGCCAAAGATTGGCACGTAAACGGCCGATGTGTTTTGGACTTCAATCGAGATGGTGTCGTTGATTTCGTAAGGTAATGCAGCTTGACCAAAGACAATCAAATTGACGGAGCAATAGCCGGCTTGGGCTTGCTCATAGATATTTATGCGCCCTGATGTAATTGTTAGATTTGCTAAGACCGAATCGGTGACGTCAGTGCCATCAATTTTGACGCGCCAGACTGGAGCCCACTGCGTCATTAGATTGCCTGAAGTGCGGACGCTCCGCCAGTGCCACGATAGAACGAATCATTGAGAGTTTTGATAATTGTGCGTGCAGTGCCTTCGGCATCGATTGCGCCATTGACTGTGACATTGATCCGAGCAGCGTTTTGAGAATCTGTAAATCCTCCACCGCCCATAGCAGCGAGACGAGCTGCATTCTGTGAATCGGTAAAGCCTCCACCTGCTGCTGCTACGACTTTCATTGCGCCTGATGTTGCTGATGCAATGCCACCGCCTCCGCCGCCTCCGCCGCCTCCGCCACCTCCAGGAACGACGATTGCCGGCACTGATGATCCACCATTGCGAATTGCACCTGGCGCGCCTGATGTTGCGAATGATTGTCCTCCGCTAATTTTTCCTTCTATTTCTTTGCGCACCTCTGAAGCAGACATGCCCCACTTGCTTGGAGTAGCTACTATTCCTAATAAACCTAAAGTGAATGAAGCAAACTTAACAACTTTATCCAAAGCTGCGATGATTGTATTAAGCCAGCCAATCATCTTTCCTAATCCTGAGCTTTGACCTGTATTGGCTTCGCTATTAAACACGCCAAACATTTTAGTCAATGAGGTTGTAAGACCTTTGACTGTTTCTCCGAAACCGAATGCAGCCGTTTCAGTGCTAGTCATTCCGTCTTTGAGTTTTCCTTTGCCACTAAATCCTAAAGCGAAAGCATTGAATGCTGGAAGGACGTTGTCGTTAATGTAATCAATTAATGAAGTGACCATTGGCAATAAACCTGTGCCGATAGTTTCTTTTGCTTCATCGAAACTTACTTTTAAGATTGCAATTTTGCCTTGATAAGTTTCTGCATTTGCAGCAGCAGCTCCACCGAATAAATCTGTCAATTTTTGCTGAACGTCTGTGAACGACATTGTTTTTAGCTCTGCTGCGGATAATCCAATTCCTAGCTTGCCTAGAGCTGCCGTATTGCCGTCGTAGGCTTTTCCGATTGCATTGGCGACAGTTTCCAGTGGCTTTCCAGTTGCAGTAGCCACATCAAGGGCAACAGTAAGAAGATCCTGCGCCTTGCTGATGTCTCCAGTTGAAATTGCTAGTCGCTGCAAGGCTGGACGAAGTTTGTCGTCTGCCGTACCAGTAGCCAGAGACATTTTAAGAATGGATTCTTCGGTAGCTGCAATTTGTGCATTGGTCGCGCCGGTGGCATTTTCTAAAGCGTTGGCCAGTTTATTTTGTGATGCTTCATCTTCAATCGCGGCCTTGACTCCATCAATTCCAATTTTGATTGCATAAGCTCCAGCAGCAGCTCCGGCTGCGGCGAATGCCAATCCAGCCTTTTTGCCAAAGTCAAGCATTTTTGTTGCAGAGCTATCGACGTCAGTATTGGCTGCATTCAGCGATTTTTTAAGTTGATCTACATCAGCAAGAATCGAGAGCTTGAGTGTGCGCGATTGTCCGGCCATTTACCACTCCCTTAAGATTCTGTCGAAAGCAGTTTCCCACTTTGCAATCAAGTCTGGCTGGATTTCGCGTAGTGTCGGATAAATAAACCAGCCTTTAGATCCGCCGCGAATACCACTACCTGACCAGACTGGGAATTGCTTGAACTTGTTAGATCCAAACTCTGTGCCGCCCCAGAGATCTCTAGTTGTTCCACCGCCAGAAAATCTTTGACTTACAAAGCCAAAAGAGAGCTCGCCAATCTTGGAAGATTTAGACACACGGGAGCCACTGGCAATTCGATTGGCGGCCTCGCCTCGACTGGTCGCCTTTTGCTGAATCTTACCTTGAGCGAACTCAGCCAAAGCTGATGATTCTCTTTTGGCTGCATCAGTAGCTTCTGTATCCATCGCCTTGAATGCGGCAGTGATGCGACGAAGATCTGCCTTGTCATAGGCAATCTCAACGTTGTCGCTCATTCTGTTTCTCCAGTATCTCGAAGGCCGTATAAATCTGCTCCGCCGTTGTCCATTCGCTCATCGGTATTCCTGTGGCTATGGCTAACTCCACCAGGATTCGATTTACGCTTCCGGCGGCGTAACTTTTGGGAGAACGTCACCGACTGTCAC